ATGGCTACCAACACGAAAACCCGGAAGCCCAAGGTGATAGAAACGGCACCGCCCGTTTCCAACGCCCCGGCATTCCCCAAGGAAAGAATTTTGACTTTCCAACGATACGCCCCACGGCGTGATCTTCTGTCCGCCTTGCTGAAAGACGGTCAGGAATATACCCATGATCAGGTTCAAGCCCTGATTGACAACTTTATGAAGAAAGGCAAGGTGAATTGATATGGCCCTTGGCGGCGGCACTTTTTTGGTGCAGAACAAGATTTTGCCCGGTGCTTACATGAACTTTGTTTCTGTCGCAAATGCAAGCGCCACTCTTTCTGATCGTGGTATTGCCACGATCCCCCTTGATATGAATTGGGGGCCTGAAAATCAGGTTATGACGGTTGAACAGGGCGATTTCCTGAAGAACAGTCAGAAGATTTTCGGGTATGCGTACACGGCGGATGAACTGAAGCCCATGCGTGAGATTTTCAAGCACGCAAAGACGGTGTATTTCTTCCGCCTGAATTCTTCCGGTGTGAAGGCCGCAAACACCTTCTGTACGGCCAAATATCCCGGCACCCGTGGTAACAGCTTGCGGACTGTGATCACGGCCAATGAGAACAGCACCACGGAAGCGCCCCTGTATGATGTGGCAACCTATTTGGACACCATGCAGGTTGATCTTCAGACCGGCGTTTCTGCCCTGTCTGACCTGAAAGCCAATGATTATGTGGATTGGATTGCCGGTGCAACCCTGTCCCTGACCGCTTCCCTTCCGCTGACCAGCGGCACCAATGGCACCGTGGAAGATGCTTCCTATCAGACCTATTTGGACAAGATGGAAGCCTATACCTTCAACGCCATGGGTTGCCCGTCTACCAATGCCACCATTTCCAGCCTGTTTGCGGGATTCTGCAAGCGTATGCGGGATGATGTGGGCAAGAAGTTTCAGGTGGTTTGCTTCCGCGATCTGGCCGATTATGAAGGCGTGGTGAGCGTGAAGAACACCATTGAGGGTGAAACCACTGATCCTTCCCTGATCCCGTGGGTGACTGGTGTGGTTGCTGGAACTGCTATAAACAAGAGCGCAACCAACATGGATTATGATGGTGAATATACCATTGATACCGATTACACCCAGACCGAACTGGAAAACGGTATCAAGGAAGGTTCCTTCATGTTCCATCAGGTGGGTGAAAAGGTTGTTGTTCTGGAGGACATCAACACTTTCATTTCCGTTACGGATATGAAGTCCAGCGACTTTTCCAGCAACCAGACCATCCGGGTTTTGGATCAGATCGCCAATGACATTGCGGTTCTGTTCGGCAAGAAGTATATTGGCAAGGTTCCCAATGATGCTTCTGGCCGGGTGAGCCTGTGGAACGATATTGTGAAGCACCACATCGAACTTCAGAATATCCTGGCCATTGAGAACTTCACCAGTGACAATGTGACTGTGGCGCAGGGCGATACTAAAAAGACGGTTGTGGTGACGGACTATGTTACCCCTGTCAACGCTATGGCACAGCTTTACATGGCTGTCTATGTGCAGTAAGAAAGGAGGCGTAAATCGGTATGAACACGGTGATGAACGCCAAGGATGCTGTTTATGGCAGCTTGGCCGAATGCTTTGTGACCATTGGCGATAACCGGTACAACTTCATGAGCCTGACCGAGTTTGAAAGTCAGTGGGAAGTCAATGTGACTGAAGTTCCCATTTTGGGCAAGGTTGGAATGGGTCACAAAGCGGCGGGCGGAAAAGGGACTTGGAGCGGAACCGCTCATTACAATCAGTCCATTTTTCGTAAGATCGCTGACGCCTATCAGAAAACGGGTGTCATGCCCTATTTTGAAATTCAGGTGACAAATGAAGATCCCACCAGCGCCGTGGGGCGGCAGACGATCATTCACCATGATTGCCTGTGTGACACTTTCACACTCGCAAAATTTCAGGCCGGGGAAGAACTACTGGAGGAAGATTTGTCCGGCACCTTTGAATCTTGGGATATGCCTGAATCCTTTGCTGTTCTGGATGGGATGCAGTAATACCGGCAAAATCCCGCCCATTTTATCAATGTGAGCGGGATTTTTTATTTTCATTCACATTTTAGGAGGTTTTTAACAATGAGTTTGTCCGCTTTTCTGGCTGAAAACGCTGTTGCGGTTGAGAATGTGAAGTTCGTTGCTTCCAAACGGTTCCTGTCCGATGAACAGGATTATAAGGGCAACCGGAAGCCCATGGAATGGGAGATCAAGACTATCACCGGCACGGAAGATGAAGCCTTGCGGAAATCCTGTGCCAAGCGGGTTCCTATTCCAGGCAAGAAGAGTCAGTATCAGAAGGAAACTGATTATGATATGTACCTTGGGAAGCTGGCCGTGGCCTGTACGGTGTTCCCTGACCTGAACAACAAGGAACTTCAGGACAGCTACAAGGTGATGGGTGCTGAATCCCTTCTGAAAACCATGTTGACCCCCGGCGAATACGTCGAATATATTCAGAAGGTTCAGGAGGTTTGCGGCTTTGATGCCACCCTTCAGGACGAGGTGGACGAGGCAAAAAACTAATAAATGAAGGCGATGGCGAAGCAAATATTGCTTACTATTGCCTTCATGAATTGCACCTGATACCTTCCGCTTTCTTTGCCCTTAATCGTCGGGAACGGGCCTTCATTATTGCGGCTATTGAAATCCGAGTGGAAAAGGAAAAAGAAAAACAAAAGGAACTTGAACGAAAACAGCACCGGGGGAAGCGGCGGCATTGACCGCCATTCCCCGGTATCTTATTTGGGAAGGTGGTGATTTCCTTGGCAACGATCCGCACGGCGATTGCGCTATATGATGGCGTAACAAGCCCCCTTCGCAGTATGCAGAAGGCTATGGGGGTTGTGCTGAATAGCTTTGAAGCTATTCAACGGGCTTCTGGAAATTCTGTTGATGTTTCCGCCATTCAGGAAGTCCGTGAAGAGTTGGCCAAAGCAGAAACTGCCTTTGACGCTATTGAACAGAACATCCGGAACGCTGATAACCAACAGCAAAAGTTCAACAATTCTGTTCGCGGCGGTAGTTCTGCCGCTGATGGACTGTTGGGCAAGCTGAAGGGGATTGCGGCCACTGTGGGCGGTTTGGCGGCGGCAAAAAAGGTAATCGGGATTTCTGACCAGTTGGCAAGCACGAAAGCCCGATTGAACTTGATCGTGGATGATGGCGGTTCTGTGTCCGAACTGGAACAAAAAATCATGGCTTCTGCCCAGCGTTCCAGAGCCGCCTATTTTGATACTGCTTCCGCTATCGCGAGCATGGGCGCAAACGCTAAATCCGCCTTTAGCGGAAATGATGAACTGATCGGCTTTATGGAGCAGATCAACAAACAGTTTGTCATTGGCGGTGCTTCCGCCCAAGGCCAAGCCGCCGCCATGCTTCAGCTTACCCAAGCCATGGGCGCAGGTGCGTTGCGTGGTGAAGAGCTAAACTCCATCCTTGAGAATGCCCCTGGCATTGCCAGAGCTATTGAGGACTACATGGGCGCTGCGGAAGGATCCATTAAGAAATATGCGGAAGAAGGCAAGATCACAGCTGAAGTGGTGAAAAATGCCATGTTCGCTGCGGCGGATGAAACCAACGCCAAGTTTGAAAGTATGCCCAAAACATGGGAGCAAATCTGGACTTCTATGAAGAACAAAGCCCTGTCCACGTTTTCGCCGATCTTGAACAAAATCAACGAACTGATGAACAGTGCCCAATTTACCCAAGTTGTGGATGGGCTGATTAATGGGCTTGCCGCCGTTGCCCAAATAGGTTCTTTTGTGCTGGATTTAATAATCAACGTTGGTTCTGCTGTGATAGATAATTGGAGTTGGATTGAGCCCATTGTATGGGGACTTGTAGGGGCACTTGGTGCGTATTACGCTATAATGTTGATTGTGAACGCCATAAACGCTATTGCCGCCACCAAAGAAGCTGTGAAAGCTGCGGCAACTATGATGTCTACTGGGGCCACATTCGCCGCAACGGCTGCCCAACATGGCTTAAATGCAGCGCTTCTGGCTTGTCCCATTACTTGGATCGTGTTGGCCGTGATTGCCCTTGTAGTCGCTATTGTGGCTGTTGTAAGGGCTATGGATGTATGGGGGGCTTCTACCCATTCCGTTCTTGGGACGATCACGGGGTTGTTCATGGTTGCGGTTGCCTTTGTAGTAAACTTATTTATTGCCATGATAAACTTTGTAATTGATATTTTTGCGGTGCTGTGGAACTTCATTGCGGCCTTCGTTAACTTCTTCGGGAATGTGTTCAATGACCCGGTGGGGTCTATCGCAAGGCTGTTTTTCGATCTGGTTGACGGTATTCTTAGCTTGCTTCAGTCTCTCGCTTCGGCTATCGATACCTTGTTTGGTTCCAATCTTGCCGGGGCCGTTCAGGGATGGCGGGATTCTCTAGACGGGTGGGTAGATGAAACTTTTGGGCAAGGGGAAGAGATTATGGCCAAAGTCAGCGGTGAGGATTTACACGTTGAGCGATGGGCCTATACTGATGCCTTTGAAGCTGGAGCTTCTTTCGGGGATGGTGTTTCCGATCAGTTTTCCGGGTTGGCTGATACTTCTGACTTTGGGATGGATCAGTATAATCTGGGGAACAGCCTTGATGGGATTTATAACAACACCGGGGACACCGCCGCCAATACCACTGAAATGTCTGATTCCCTTGATATTGCGGAAGAAGATCTGAAATACCTGATGGACATTGCAGAGCGGGATGCAATCAACCGTTTCACCACGGCAGAGGTCCGCATTGACATGACCGGCATGACCAATAAGATTGACGGCAGCACAGACCTGGATGGGGTAATTCGGGAGCTCACAGAAGGCTTTACCGAGGCTCTGCAGACGGCGGCAGAGGGGGTGCACACATGAGCTACACCTGCTATCTGGGCGGGGTAAAAATGCCTACCCCCTCCAAGCTGACTGTTAAAGTCAAGAACAAAAATAAGACGCAGATCCTGCTGAACGAAGGTGAAATCAACTTTCTCCGGGCTGCAGGCCTGACCGAAATTACCGTACCATTTGTATTCCCGATGCTTGCCAGTGATCGGCCACCCAGCTATTACCTTGGACACCTGGAGGAGCTGAAGACCTCTAGAAAGCCTACACAATTTATCCTGACGCGGCGCTCCCCGGACGAAAGATCCCTGTTTGACACCAACATCAAGGTAAGCATCGAAGACTACAGCATCACAGAGGACGCCAAGAACGGATTGGATGTTAGTGTGGACGTCAACTTGAAGCAGTGGCGGGACTACAGTACCAAGGTTGCTATAATTGAGAAAACCTCCGTATCTGTGGAAACAGAGCGGGACGCCAGCAATGCCCCCAGCACTAAGACTTACACGGTTGTCGCAGGTGATTGCCTGTGGGCGATTGCCAGGCGATTTTATGGGCGGGGCAGCGCCTGGGCCAAGATCTACGATGCCAACAAGGACAAAATCAGCAGCCCAAATCTCATTTATCCGGGGCAGGTGTTCGTCATCCCATGAATTATGAATTGATGATACAGCACGGCAACAGCATTATGCTGCCTGCTGCGGTAGAAGATGTTGCCATTGAGTGGGAACGGCAGGGCCAGCCCGGCAAAATGACCTTCGAGGTGGTCAAGACTGACGGCCTGAGCTTCCAGGAGGGGGATCCTTGCCGTTTTTCCGTGGGTGGAACCCCAGTTTTCTACGGGTTTATCTTTGAGAAATCCCGTAAGGGCAGCAACCCTAAGATTATCAAGGTCACCGCTTACGACCAGCTCTATTACCTCAAGAATAAGGATACCTACGTCTACACCAATAAAACGGCCACGGAGCTTATCCAGATGATTGCAGAGGACTTTCAGCTGCGTCTGGGTAGCCTTTCAGACACCGGCTATGAGATTGCCAGCCGGGTGGAGGACGATCAAACCCTATTTGACATCATCCAAAACGCCCTGGACGAGACCCTAAAGGCCACTGGTCAGATATATGTACTCTATGATGACGCGGGGAAGCTGACCCTTAAATCACTGGGAGATCTCAAACTCAATATGCTGGTGGACGATGAGACAGCAGGGGACTACGACTATAAAAGCTCTATCGCTTCCCAGACCTATAACAAAATTAAGCTATCTTACGAAAATAAGGATACAGGAACCCGAGAGATCTACATTGCCCAGGACAGCTCCCACATCAACCAGTGGGGCGTACTCCAATACTATGAAAAGCTGGACAACTCCGCCAACGCGAAAGCTATGGCGGACGCCCTCCTCAGCCTATACAACACCAAGACCCGCACCCTCAAGCTCAAAGACGTGCTGGGGGACATCCGGGTGAGGGCCGGGTCCATGCTGGTGGTGATGCTAGGCCTGGGAGATCTCAATGTGTCCAATTATTTCCTTGTGGAGCAGGTAAAGCACTCATTCGGGGATGGCATGCACCTTATGGATCTCAAATTGAGGGGTGGTACGTTTGTCACTTGACATCAATGAACTGGTGCGGCTGGTAAAGCGGGCCGCCGTTGAGGCCGTCCGAGCTGACGCTCCCATGAGCGGGGGATATGGCTATGTGACATCTACTTCCCCGCTTGAAATCACCGTTGACCAAAAGAAAATATTAACCGAGGCCCAGCTCATCCTTACGGACGCCGTGAGAGACTATGCCGTGGAGATGACCACCCTGCCGGACTTCCACGAAACCGAGGAAATCAGCGGCGGAGCCGGGGACGCCTCTTTTGCGCCCCACAAGCACCGCTACCAGGGCAAGAAAAAGTGGATGGTCCACAACGCCCTCCAGATGGGGGAGAAAGTCATCCTCCTGCGCTGTGACGGCGGCCAGCAGTACATAGTCCTGGGCAGATGGGAGGCGAGAATATAATGGCGACATTACCGACCACGGGGGATGACCTGGACCTTGTTTCTTTTGCGGTGGAAACCCAGCCCAGCTACACTCACAAGCTGGACATTGAACAGAACAGAGTGCGAGGCATGACGGATGAGCAGGATGCTGTGCTCCAGGCCGTTTACCTCATCTTGAACGTGGAGCGCTACGCTTTCCCCATCTATTCCCGCAACTACGGCTCCGAGCTGTCCGATTTGATAGGCAAGCCCAAGGACTATGCCATGAGCGAGATAAAGCGGCGCATCACGGAGGCTTTACTCCAGGATGACCGCATCACCTCTCTGGACGGCTGGGAATTTGAAACGGGCAGAAATTGGGTCACGGCCCGGTTTACCGTCCATACAATCTATGGCGATGTGAGCGCCGAAAAGGAGGTTGACATCTGAATGTTTGAGAACATGACCTATGAGGCGCTGCTGGCCAGGGCGCTTTCCAGGGTGACCTCCCCGGTGGACAAGCGTGAGGGCTCCATGGTGATGAACGGTGTGGCCCCGTCCATGGCAGAACTGGCCCAGCTCTACATTGCGGCGGATTTTGTTTTCCAGGCCACCTACATTGCCACGGCCCCCCGTGAATACCTCATCAAGCGGGCCCGTGACCGAAACATGGCCCCCTACCCAGCCAGCCCCGCCGTCTATCGGGCGGAGTTTAACATTGAGGTGCCGGTGGGGACCCGTTTCTCCTGTGATGACCTCAATTTCATTGTCACCGCCCGGATGGACCCGGAGGATGACACGGAAACCGGCCTCAGCCACCAGGTCATCTGTGAAACTCCCGGAGCTGCCGCCAACACCTACGGTGGCACCCTCATCCCGGTGGAGTATGTGCAGGGGCTCACCCGTGCGGAGCTGGTGGAGCTCCTCATCCCCGGTGATGATGAGGAGGAAACGGAGGCTTTCCGCCAACGTGTGATGGACAGTTTCCAATCCCAGGTCTTTGGCGGCAACCAGGCAGACTACCGGGAAAAGGTGCTGGCCATGAACGGCGTGGGGGACCTCAAAATCCACCCCGTCTGGAACGGCGATATAGCCCCGGCCAGCCTCATCCCGGATGAGGCCGTTGATACCTGGTACACCAGCACCATCTCCACGGTGAGCGGCACGGTGGCCACCTGGCTCACGGCTGTCTACACGGCGGCCAAAGAGAAAAAGCTCACGGTGGGCGGCACGGTCAAGCTGGTCATCATGGCCTCCGACTACAAAGCCCCCACGCCCATGCTGCTGGAGGAAATCCAGACCGCCATTGACCCGGAGCAGAACGCCGGGGAGGGCCTGGGGCTGGCCCCCATCGGGCATGTGGTCCATGTGACCGGCGTGACGCCGGAGGAGGTGGACATTGAGCTCCACCTGACCTATGCCTCCGGGTGGGATTGGGAGGCCGTCAAGAGCTATGCGGAGACCGTCATTGACGCCTATTTTGTGGAGCTGTCCCAGGATTGGGCCAGCTCCGATTTTTTGACCGTCCGCATTTCCCAGATTGAAAGCCGCATCCTCTCCGAGTGCTCCAACATGGTGACGGACATCGGCGGCACCAAAATCAACGGTCAGGAGAGCAACCTGGCCCTGGACCCGGACAGCATCCCGGCCAGAGGAGAGGTCACCGATGGATAGACGCCTTTTAGACTATCTCCCCCCGGTGCTCCGAGAGGTGCTGGAGTTTCAGACCATCAACGGAGCCAATGAGCCGGAAATCTCCTTCGCATGGGACTCGCTGGCACGGGTGACGGGCAATCAGTTTCTGGATAGCGCCGATCAGGATGGAGTGGCTGTATGGGAGCGAGAGCTGCAGATCTACCCCAAAGATACGGATACCCTGGATGCCAGAAAAGCACGGATAAAGGCCAAGTGGAACACGGAGTTGCCGTATACCATGCGATGGCTGCATGGCTGGCTGCAATCGCTGCGCGGGGCTGACAACCCGAGGCCAACTGTAGAAGAGTATACGCTGCGAGTTAGCTTGCCGTCTGCGGTGGACTATACGACTGCGCTGGATGATCTGCGGCAGCGCATCCCCGCCAACCTTGTGATTGCACCCACAATCTTGCTGGCCAAGGCAACATCCAATCTATTTGTAGGATCCGCCGTCCGTCTATCCATCAAGCAGTCCATGACCGTATTTGCGTTGGATGATAACGGCATGACAGCCTTCACGGACGAATCCGGAGCAGTGCTTACGGACGAGCGCGGTAAAATCTTGTATGTGGAGGACACGCTATGACACCAAGTTTGACAAGTGAAGGGCACGTGCTGCTGCTGCGGGCGCTGGATGGGGAGGCACTAAAATTTACCCGAATCCAATTGGGCAACGGCGTAGCCCAAAATGCCAAAAACGCCACATCCCTATCCAACCCTCTTATTTCGATGCTGCTGACAAAGATGACGACTGGGAGTCAGTACATCACGCTGACCAGCTCTTTTTCCAACAGCAAGATTACAGCCGGCTTCCGGATCACGGAAGTTGGCATCTGGGCCGAGGATCCAGACGATAAAGGATCCGAAATCCTATATGCCCTGGGCAATGAGCCGGAAGGCACAGCGGACTATATACCGAGCAAGGACAGCCGCATTCTGGAGCTGGAGTACAGCATCATGATCTTTGTGGGCGAGGCGCAGAACGTGACAGCTGAAATCAGCGAATCCCTGGCTTATGCCAGCGCTGCAGAACTAAAGGCTCACATCGGCAACAAACAAAATCCCCATGGGGTAACCGCCGAACAAGTTGGGCTGGGCAACGTGCCCAACGTAGGGACCGACGACCAAACGCCCAACTATACCATTGCTCAAAGCCTGGCGGCGTTGACCCCAAAAGAAAAACTGAGCGTGGCTATGGGAAAGATCGCGCGGGCCGTGCAAAGCTTGATTGACCATTTAAAAAATAGTACGGCCCATATTACCGCATCGGAGCGCAGCAAATGGAACAACAAGGCCGCCAGCGTACACAACCACAGCGCCACGGATATCAACAGCGGTACGCTAGGAGTGGCCCGTGGCGGAACCGGCAAAGCCTCCTGGAGTATAAACCAGCTGCTCTATCCGACAACAGCAACCAACATCGGACAGATAGCACCCCCTGCCCAAGATGGGATGTACCTGTGCCAGAACCAAACTGGGGCACCCTTTTGGAAGAAAATTGTGCACCCAACCATCCCGCCAACATCCGAGACAGGAACTTACGTTGGCGGCGGGAAAACCGGCAGCAATGCCAAAAATTCCATCACATTCCAAGCGGAGCCGCCCAAAATGATCTACATTAAGCAGCGAGGCATGGGAGCATGGGGGCTGCTGTTGCTGACTGCGGCAGGGGGCGACGGTTTTTCGGTGGTGAACAACGTCACCAACAACTTGGTGGTGGCAGCCTCCGGCAACACTGTATCCTGGTATTACAGATCCAGCGAGTCACATCCTGCAAACCAGCTGGATACCAGCATGCAAACGTACTACTATGTGGGGGTATTTTAATTATGGACTACCAAAAAATTACAGAGGTCCCCACCACAACGGCGCTGACCGGCAACGAGAGCATTTACATTCGGCAAGGGGATACGTTCCGGCGTGTATCCATTGCCGAATTTTTATCGGCCCTGGACATCAAGGACGGCAATGATGGCGTATCCCCAGCTGTGACAGTTGCTACCATCACCGGTGGCCACCGGCTGACCATCACGGATGCCGGCGGGCCCAAAAGTTTTGATGTGATGGATGGGGGCCCGGGCGATAAGGGCGACAAAGGGGACAAGGGAGACAAAGGCGACCCTGGCAGTGCAGCAATCGGCCTAGGCGCGTGCGCCAGCGCGGCTGACGCGGCCACAAAAGTAGTATCCGTCCACACTTCCGGCTTTACGGCCAATCGGAGTGGAATACTTACCGTGGCCTTTTCAGTCGGGGCGAACACCGCCGATGAGCCTAGCCTATCCATCAATAATAAGCTCTACGCAATTATCGATTGCCGCGATGGCCAGCCAGCCAAGGCGGCCGCCATGGCTGGGCAGGCCCACACGTACGTGCTGGATCCAGATCTATCCGTGGCTTTCCTGATCAATCCCACGGATACTGCGGTGGCCGCCGAGCCCGGAGCGATCCCGGTGTACAGCTGCTCCACAGAAGCAGTTGCCGCTTCCAAAGTGCTGGGCGGCGCCCCGGAGATCCCGGCGACACAGGGATATACATTTTATGTAAACTTCGCAAATTATAATAGTGCAGAAAATCCGCAGCTCGTTGCCGGGAACGGCACTTATCGCATAGCTGCATCAGGCCGGAACCAATCGCTGGATCCCTACAATCTCGTCGCCGGCTTACATCTATTTGCAGTGCTAAATGATGGGTGGGTTGCGTTGCTCAATCCGCATACAAATGCTGTGGCGCTTACCGCCGCTATTGAGGAGGGCCTGGCTGTATGACCCACATCAGAATCACTGTGCAGGATCAAGTGCTTACCGCCACCTCGGACAAGCTCCTAGTATCCCACTCTGTGGGCGAGGCGACTTTTGAGGCTGATTTTGATGAGAGCTGGGATGGCTACGCCAAGACTATCATCTTTGCCACCCCACACACCCAAAAAGCTATATTGTACGCCGGCGGGGTAGCAGAAGTGCCCTGGGAAGTCCTGGCCTGCCCCACCGATAGCCTACGGATCAGCGCCGTAGGCATCAAGGAGGGCCACCGGCGGCCCACAGCCCACATGAGGCGCGGACTGGCAGTGGTACTCAGCGGCGCAATCGAGGGCAGCCCCCCTCAGGAACACACCCCCGCCCTATGGGAGCAAGTACTGGAGCAACTGCAGGCGACCACCCTGACGCCGGATGAGGCCCTGGAGGCTTTGGTAGAGGCGGGGATGCTGACGCCGGTGGCTGACGGCAATGGGGCGATTTATACAGATGAGGATGGAAACATTTGCTGCATTTAGGAGGAAATAATGGCTTATAATTTTATAAAACTGAGTGATGCCCCGGTGGCGGAGGACGGCGCCACCCACGTGCTCGGCACTAAGGAAGGCCAAGTGGTACGGGTGCCAGCATCGGGACTGAGCGCAGTGGCACTAGACTTAGAAATTGCCGGAGACAGTGCGGGCCCCACAAGCGTGCTGGATGCCTCCACACGGGACGCGAATAGACTGGCTGGCGCAACGCTGAAATTGCCTACTGGAGAAACCTACACAGCCGATGATAGCGGCAAATTCGTGGCTGAGGAGCTATACTCCGCGCTGAGCGATTATATCCGGCGTGGCTGTGTGCTCCTATTCCGCCTATTTTCCGGTGAAGAATTTGCCGGCGCAACGCTGGTGACATCCGTGATGCGCGGAAATTACGGCGAGGCTCGTATGCTGCGATTATTTGCTGATGATCTGGGATACATCGCTATTTATGATATCGATCCCGGCGAAATGTAGGTGCCACAATGAAGGAATCCATTATTACGCTATTGCATGGAATCAAGGCATGGGGCGATGCTCGCATATCCCGGCTGCGTGAGGAGCTGCAGCGCCAGATCCGGGCGGCGCGGCAGATGGCAGTTGCAGCAAAGCAATCTGCTGATAATGCCGATAAGCGCATCGGGCAGCTGTGGGATGGCGTGGATGGGGCGTATGAGCGGCTTTCGGAGTTGGAGGCACGCCTTAATGAGGAATTAAAGCTGATCAGCCACGATACTTTGCAGGAATCCGTAAGCACGATCGAAATTCCAAGCTTGTCCGTGCCCCTTTCAGAGCTCTATATCCAGGCCTATATCCCTGGCAATCCCGAGTTGTCGCCGACTAGGATTGTGGCGCCGAGCGTGCGAATTGGCTTGCCGCAATCGAGCATAGCAATGCAATGGCAATATGCCTTTGATCTTGGCAACGCCCATCCAACTGGATTTGTATTTGCCCGTGGCCGCGTCAACCTGCGCACGGGCGAGTGTGAATCGTCATCCGTGCATATCGAGCATCCCGAAGCCGGCGGGTGGGCGAATCCTTATAGCTCGGACACATCTCATTATTATGGGCCGTGGATGCTGGATGCAATGAAAGGCGCCAATGATTTTTCCTATGATTTCGTTGAGGGCGGAGGGAAGATAAATGGGATACGCATATCTGCCGGCCTGGGAAATACGTTCGTGGCCGGAACTGAATTTCTAATTATGGGGCGATGAAGATATGAGAATTTACGAAAACGGCGAGTACCGGGATGCTACACCGGAAGAAGCCGCCGAACTAGAGGCCCTGATGGCCGCCGCGCCCCCGCCGGAGCCCACCACAGAAGAAAAAATAGCCGCCCTACTGGCGGCAATCGAAGGAGGAATTAAGGATGCCTGATATCTATGCCGCTCTTGCGGCGATGGCCCGGAGGGCGGCCAAGGAAGCCCGGGCGGCGGCGCCCACAGCTGCCGCAGATGATGTGATTGCCGACGCGGCGTTGCTCCAGGAGTGGGAGCCCGGCAAGTACTCCGTTGGCGACGTGCGGACGCATGCCGGCCAGCCTTGGCGTTGCTGCCAGGCGCACGATAGCGTGGGCAACGAGGTCTGGGCGCCGGGGGCCGCACCGGCGCTATGGGCCCCCTACCACGCCACATCGGCTAAGTGGGCGCTGCCTTGGATGGCCCCCACTGGCGCACATGATGCCTACCAGGCGGGCGAGTACATGATTTGGGCGGATGAGCTGACTTATAAATGCCTGGCGGATGCTACGGTGCACGGGCCGGATGTGCTGCCAGGCAGCTGGGAGGTGGCCTGAAGATGTCGGACGCCATAGTCGTGGCCCTCCTCTCGTTGGCTGGCACTCTGCTCGGCTCTGGCTTGGGAGTAATCGCCTCCAGCCGGCTTACGCAATATCGCCTGGAGCAATTGGAGCGGAAAGTGCAGATGCACAATAATCTGATAGAGAGAACCTATAAGCTGGAGGGCGAAATGGCAGAGTGCCAGCACGATATCCGCGATCTCAAGGCCGCAAAAAATTAATTTTTGGAGGGAAAAATCATGGATTTTGGAATTGCAAGCGTGGCCGGAATTACAGTGATCTGCTATCTGATCGGCCAAATTATCAAGGCTACCGGCCTGGATAATAAGTGGATCCCCTGCATCGTGGGCACCGCGGGAGCGGCGCTGGGAGCTGTGGGGATGTACATCATGCCCGATTTCCCAGCGGGGGACGCGCTGACAGCTGTGGCTGTTGGCATTGTATCGGGCCTGGCTGCCACCGGCGTGGATCAACTGGGCAAGCAGCTGGGCAAGGGGGAATGAGGAGCAATGAAGAAGATCTTTGCTTCGCTGCCCATGGCGGGTAAAAGCTACGCAGAAATCCGGAAGGGGCAAGAATCTCTGCTGCGGAAAGCAAAAGATATTTTGGGGGAGCCGGTTGAACTGATTGAAAGCCTTTTCACAGACGCGCCCAATGGCTCTGCTCCGCTTTGGTATCTTGCAAGGTCCTTGGAGCTGCTTTCCAGTGCAGACTATGTCATTTTTGCAGATGGCTGGGCCACGGCGCGGGGCTGCAGAATTGAGCACAGATGCGCCGTGGAATACGGAATCAAGATTTTGGGGGAGGAAGGATAAAATGAAAATCAAACAGCAGTTTGCCACTCGCAACGACTGCTACCGGCGCAATCAGGCAGAGCTGGACAAGTCCACCGGCAGCCGCGACAGCCGATACGACCGATACTATCAAGGCCCCAGAGGGGTGATGATCCACTCCACCGGGGCCGAGAACCCAAACCTGCGGCGCTATGTGCAGCCGGATGACGGCACATTGGGGGTCAATCCCAATGGCAACGACTGGAACCGGCCGGGGCTGGATGTGGCAGTCCACGCCTTCATCGGACTGACCCGGTCGGGAGAGGTGGCGGCCTATCAGATCCTCCCGTGGGGGTACCGGGCCTGGCACTGTGGCGGCAGTGGAAACGACACCCATCTTTCCATTGAGATTTGTGAGGACAATTTGCAGGATCGGGGGTATTTTGACCGGGTCTACCGGATGGCTATGGAGCTGACGGCAGAGCTGTGCAGGAGGTTCCGGCTGGATCCACTGGCTCCGGGAGTGGTGGTGGACCACGCCGAGGGGGCGGCGCTGGGCATTGCCAGCAACCACGCCGATGTGGACCACTGGTGGAGCCGCTTTGGGACTTCCATGGATGATTTTCGCGCCGGTGTGGCGCAGCTGCTGCAGGAGGAGTCCAGGCCGCTGTACCGGGTGCGTAAATCCTGGGCGGACAAGGATAGTCAGGTTGGCGCGTTTGCGGATCTGGATAAGGCGAAAGCCGCGTGCCCTGTGGGGTACAGCGTTTTCGATTCCGCTGGGAAAGTAATTTACATTAATACAGGAAGGGACGAAATTGACATGACGAGGGATGAAGTGCAAAAGATGATCAATGAGGCAGTGACCAACGCCACACCAGCCCAGAAGGATCCCACGATATATCAGTCACTGGAAAAGGTGCCGGAGTACGGCAGGCCCACCATTGCCAAGCTGGTGGGCAAGGGCGCGCTGAAGGGCACTGGCCAGGGGTTGGGGCTGACCACCGATATGGTACGGATCCTGACAGTGCTGGACCGATTGGGCAAGCTGGATTAAGTCCAAAGCATAAAATTATCCCCCTCCTGGCAGTTTTCGGCTGCTGGGAGGGGGATTTTTGCATTATAGAATTAGATTTCCTGGCCGTCGGGGAATTTAAAGCAGCATCGGAATTCGGCACCAAGCGCGTCAGCTATTTTTTCCAAATCGGAAGATGAAAATTTCCCAGTTCTCATTCTTTGATTGAATGCCTGTGGAGTTGTCCCGATTCTACGCGATAACTCCGATTCACTAATTTGGGCGTATATCTCCGCCATTTTGATTTTGGTCGGGATGTCCACATTATCACCTCCGGGATAATTATAAAGAATATCCTTGGCAATGTCAAGGCGTGCCTGAAAATTTTTCGAAAAAACTTAAAGAAAAAGCTTGACTTTTCAAGAAAATCCTGTATAATAGTTGTTGTAAGGCAGGGGCGAAAGCCTCTTACGGAAGGAAGTGAGGAAATGGATGGGATGAATATCACTGAGGCGTTGCTGAAAGCAATCCTCGAGCTCATTGAGAAGTGCGCAACGCTCGAAGAACTCCGTGAGAGCGTGAAGCGCATCATGAATGAGTAAATAAAAAGAGAGCGGCCCCTATTCCAAAAGCGCCGCTCTCCCACCCCAGATAAGGTGAGCCGGGAGCCTTACCCCGGCCACCTTGATTATAATCGGGTAAGGCGCAAAAATCAAGGAGATACTTCGCATAATATTTTTTCCGGTTTTTGCAAAAAAAGACTTGACAAAAGCTGGAAAAGATGCTATAATCAAGACACAAATTGAGGGGGACGGAAATTCCCCAGAATATGGAGGAAACAAAAATGAAAGAGATTGCCATGGTTAAATCAGAAACCGGACGCGCTACCATCGTGTTCTGTGGCGAGGGCCAGGACTTGGAGCTGATCCAAGCCGATGGGACCCGCGAGCCCATCGAAGCCAACCCGGAGTCCCTCCGGGATGCATACCAGACGGTATGGGCCTGGTACGGCTCCAATCCGGATTGGGACCTGGAATTGCTCGGAGAGTATGAGCGATTCTTCGACTAA